TAATGGTAATAGTTCCATTATATAAGCCGACATATAATTAACTTCCTGAAAATCACTCTCAAGTAAATCCTCAATAGGTGCATCAGATACGATGTTAATTAGTCTTGCTGCAAAGTAATCATCAGAGAATAAGTCTTTAACTTTATAAATCTTTGCGTAATGGTCAATTGATATGAACGTTGGTAGTTTATATTCTTTCTCTTCAATTTTAAATTTAATCATATATATTTATATATTTTATCCTACGAACGCAATTGAATATCTTCCTGTTGCTTTCATATTTTTTATTTCAAAGTACATCCTCATCATTAGTGCATCAGATAAATCGGGTGATTTACCTAGTACTTTCTTCATATCATCTTTTGATTGGACTGCTACTTTATTATCTTTATCTACGTCTTTTAATTTAACCGATAGTAATTCTTGTGTTATTTCATCTATTACAGATGGTTCTAGTATATTCAAACTAATTTTACCTTCCTTAAACATCTCTGATAATTTAACATAACACTGAGATTTTAGATTGGAGAAGTTCTGTTCGTGTAGCGCTTTACTATTATTCACAAAGTTTGTTCCTCTAATCTGGTCAGCCACACCGCCTCCTACGCCATCACTATCCACAATAACATTATTTGGGTGTACCCCATATTTCTGTATTAACTCCCGAATTTCGGACGATAATTCTGTGGTTGATAACTTACTATAGACAAACACTTCAAGGACCACCAGTCCACTCCAAACAATTGCCACAGACCTGTCTGAACCAAACCTTGCTACGTCCACAGAAATATATTTCTTGTCCGTTCCTTGTGGAACATTTAAGAACACTATTGGATATACTATCAAAGTCAAATAGATTATCACTCTCATCCATATAATTCCAATCACCTTCCAATAAACGTTTTCTTTGTTGTGGTGGTAGAGACTTTAACATCTCAATATAAGATGATGGTAAGTGTGGGTTATCAAGTGGAAGTGCTGGTACAAACGCCATATTGTTCGGTAAGGTTTCCTGTACGTGTGGAATGTAGAACACTTTCTTCAACCATACTTGACCAGGGTTACAAGTCATTAATATCTTTGGTTGAAGATTATACTCTGTTAGTTTAAATCTCATACGAGACTTTAAGATGTTGTACGCTAACTGACTTATCTGTGCTGCTTCATCCACAAATACTGCGGTAAGTTCAAGACCACCGAGACTATCAAAGTTGGGGTCCGATGGTTGATACTGTAAATCCTTCAATACTATCTCAGACTTATTTTGGAACGTTATGACGTTACTTTGTCCGTTATATACATAATGTTCACCTGACTTTAATCCCATAGATTGTAGGGTCTCAAATAAGGTATTGAGTGTGGTTAGTTTTAATTGTTGTAATACTGTTCTACCAATCAAACATCTAATCCCTGCGTATTGTAAACACAAAGTACTAATCCATAAACAACCCAACCAAGACTTTCCTGCACCAGCAGAACCTCCATATAACACTTCATTTGTTATATCATCCATCAAGAGTTTCCACGCCTGACCTTGTTTCTTTGTGAGTTTAATATCTATATCCATATATACGGTAAGTCAAAAACGAAGTTTTACGAGTAGTAAGACCAAATTTTTTTATTCATCAACTTTGATATTGATAGTTATGGGTTCTCCTCCTGATGTTACATCTATCTTTCTTGTTTCCAATCCGTATAGTTTATTAATATCACTTAGTGTTTCGCGTTCCACCCTTTTATTGTTGTCAGCTCGGGCCCTAGCAAGTAAGTCAAAGTACCTTGACAACTGTTCCGAGACAATTTCTTCCGTCTTTTCCTCAAATCTTGCTTTAAGTCTATCCTTGCAGTCCTTCCAAACATTCTCAGCCGCACGTTCCGTGATTCCCCATCGTTTGGCACCTTGTTGTCTAAATTCTGTGTAGCCGAGTTTTTCATATAAAATCATTTCAAGTGCTTCAGGGATACGTTCCTCATATGTTGCAATATTGGATTTTCTTCCACCTTTTTTTATTTCTTCTTCCATTATAATTTTATTTTTAATACTTCTGTTATATAGTTCTTTAATACTCTTGATTGAGTATGTACACAACTTCTACAATTAAAATCAAACTCATCATCAAATAGACTTTCGTAAACCTTTTTGATAAATGGTTTTTCTTCTTCCTTTGGATTACCTAACATTATATATGCTAGTTTAATATCTTCCACTGTTGGTATATATATCTCAGGTTCCAATTCAAATGGTAATGGTGCTTTCTCCACTACTACTTCTTTTGGTTTCTTACAAGATTTACACCCACGTTTTTGTTTGCCAGGGTTTTCAATTGAGTTTTGTTTAAGTTTCTCTAGTCTCTCCATCGTTATTAATTTGTGGTCCTCCATTCCATTTATTCAATTCCTGTGCCAATAATTCATCAGGTGTTTGTGGTAACGGGTTTATTGTGTCAATATTATTGAACCAATCTATCTCTTCCTTTGTTAATTGTTTTGGTTTAATTACCACGGGTTCTTTCTTTTTACATCCGCAACTCATTATATAAATTCATTTTGTTGGTCTATCTCCTTTTTCTTTTCAACCTTTTGTTCCAACATATGTTGGTATAATTTTAATAGGTTCTCTCTTTCTTCGGGAGAATTTCTGTTTATTTGGTCTAATGTCTGTTGACTAATCTTTTGGAATAACTTCTTCGCTTGTCTTTCCTCAAATCTCTTTTGTCTCCTCGCTGGTGATGCTGCCATTATTTCTTTGTTTTATAATTATATTCTTTTTATGTGCGTGTAACACTCCTTGATAATCTATATCCAAATGGTCAAACTTATAATAGGTTAACTCATATCCATTATCCCTCAATATATGTTCACAGGACAACAAACAGGATAGATTGTGATACTCTATACCGATGTGTCTGATTCCGTCCAAATTTAATGGGTTAATTGCGTTTAGGAATATCTCTGAACCTTCAACATCTATCTTCATTACAGATGGTTTGATTGCTTTCATATATAAATCAAACTTTTCAGTTCTATCTATCCAATCCATAATGTTTATGAAGTTCTTTACATTAAAATTTTGTTTGAACCAATTGTAACTTTCTTGACCAGGGTCCACACCGTAAACCATCTTTGCACCTTTCTGTACCCAATACATCGGTGTTGGTAGATATTCTTGATTGTTAATTCCACATCCTAAGTCAAGGATGGTCTCATTTTCTATTGGTAAGAAACCCCAGTGTTCTTCAGGGTTCTCTGTACGGATAATTCCTTTTACTTCTCTATTCATCATTCATTCTATTAATTACGTTAGTCTTAATTTGTGCCTTTCCTTCCTTAATATAACGAGAAATACTGGTTAAGGGAATAGTTGTCTTCTTTGATACCGCTTTAAGTGAATTTAATGTTAGGTACATATCTAATATAGATTTTCTAAACCAATCTAATTCTGAGTATTGTTCTTCTAATATTTGAAATAATTGTTCGCTTTCAAAGGTTTCTTGTTCTGTTTCCATATTCATCGCTTCTGTCAACTCCGAATAAGATAGACGTTCTTTTCTAATTCTGTAATGATATGGTGATGTTTGTGAGTAATAGTTAACCCTCATAATTGAGGTGATATAGTATTTTATACTATCATCATTATATTGTTTTAGGACAATCTTGTCTTTCTGATAAAGTTGAAGAAATACTTCGTGTAGTAATTCCCTTGATGTTTCTTCATCTCTTTTAGTTATCTTCTTTGCAATATTCAATAACTGATAATAGTTACGAGTGATAAAACACTCAATTTTCTGGTTCATTAATTAACGTTCTAATATCCACCAAGACCTGACATATTTCATATTCTTCTTGTTCTTGATTTGTTATGATAGAACTTTCAAGTAATCTATCTAATACTTTTAATCTATCTAAATTAGGTTTTAATTGTCTATCCAACATATGTAGCATAGCATCCATAATCTCATTACATAAAATTTCTTTGTCTTCCTTACAAAATTTGAAATAATCTATTGGTATTTCCAATTCCCCTACTTTAACGTGTCGTTCCATTTCTTAATATATTTAAAAACAGTTGTATCACTTACACCAAATTTATCCCCTATCCTTTCACTATTCCATCCTCTATTCTTAAGTTCAACAAATTGTTCTATCATTTGATAATTCACCTTTGTTTCGTATGGACCTATTCTTTTTCTTTTCTTAATCTTTGGAAATACTATCTTACCATCAACTAATTCTTTTACACCAGGTTTTGTCCATATCCCATTTTCCTCACTATAAGTATAACCCAAAAGTTCCATAACAAAAAACGTTTGTTCTTTTTGATACTTATCTTTGTAATTATTTGGATAGGGTGATATTTTATCTGACCCACCATTCATCTCTAATTCTTCTTCTCTATCTCGTCTGTCCTTTTCTTTTTGACAAACCATACAGATATTAAATCTTACACCTGTAACTTTACTGTGGAAATAATATTCCTCGTGAGTCTTCCATTCACTACAGGATTTACATTTTTTATAGTTGGGGTCTTGTGAATAAAACAAATCGGGGTTCTTCCTTTTTAATCTACCTTTATAGAGACATTCAGTACATTCTTTACGTACCCTCCATTTGTTTTGAGTTGAGTGGAAATACTTTTGATAATTGGTTTCATCCTTCTCAACGCCACATTTGGAACATCTCATCATATATAAATATCTGTCTTTTAACGAAAAGTCCGCAGGATGATGGAAGCAAACCTGCGGACTAAAAAATCCTTCTACTTTATTATTAGAATATAAATAAATATATGTAAACCTAATCTAAAAGTAAATATGAAATATCGGTTG